CGGCGGGTGGTACAGTGGCTACGACCTGCTCCCGGTCGCGGCGCAAGACGTCATCAGCTCAGCGGAATACGCGATCAAGCAGCTCGCCTGCCCAATCGTCATGTCCGGCCTCGAACAGCTGCAGAACGCTGGTCGCGAGCAGATGATCGACCTGTTGGAAGGTCGCGTCAGTGTGGCGGAATCCACGATGGCCAACCTGCTGGCGGGCGGCGTGTACTCGGACGGTACTGGTTCCGGCGGTAAGGAGCTGACCGGCCTGAACGCTGCGGTGCCGACGGCGCCTACCACTGGTACGTATGGCGGTATTGACCGCGCCGCGTGGGCATTCTGGCAAAGCCAACTGTTCTCGTCGGCCTCGCTGGCTACCCCGGCAGCGATGTCCCCGGTGAACATCCAGGAAGCGTGTAACTCGATGTGGGTCAAGCTAGTTCGTGGTTCGGACCGTCCCGACCTGATCGTGTTCGACAACTTCTTCTGGGCCTTCTACGTCGCCAGCCTCCAAGCTCTCCAGCGCTTCACGCAGGCGGAAACCGGCAAGCTCGGCTTCCCCAGTCTGAAGTACATGGACGCAGACGTCGTGTTGGACGGCGGCATCGGCGGCTTCTGCCCGGCCAAGACTGGCTTCTTCCTCAACACGAAGTACATCTTCCTGCGCCCGCACTCGGCGAGGAACATGACGTCGTTGAGCCCGAATCGCCGGTACTCGGTCAACCAGGACGCGGAGGTTCAAATCTTGGCGTGGGCGGGCAACCTGACGATGTCTGGCTCGCAGTTCCAGGGTCGCATGGTCTCGACGTAACAGCTTCATAGTAGTGGTGTCCCAGGGCCATCCGGCCCTGGGCTTTATGAGTACAAGGAGATTCAAATGACGTATGCTCTTATTACCGACTTCATCGGCACTCCCCCGATTGCAAACTGGGGCGCCGCTGACCTGGTCCCCGTGACCACTCCGGTCACTCCCCCGAGAATCTCACCCGGCACTATCGTACAGGCGAACGACCCCTTCTGGGGCGGCGGCGAGTTCATCTACCTTCAGATGCCGGCTTCCACGGCTGCGAAGGTGGGGACCATTCTCGCCTACGACACGGCTACGGCCTTCCTGTCGTCGCTCGTACCCAATACGACCCTGCTCGGCAAGGCGCTGGCGATCCTCGTCAATCCGCTGGTCTCATCCGCCGTACCGCAATTCGGGTGGGCCCAGATCTCTGGCTACGGTCCCGTGTGGAGCAGTGCCTCCGTCGCGGCCAATACCGCTATCGGCATCGTCGCGGCGGGTCAAGGAGGGGCGCTTGCGGCGGGTAAGCAGATCATCGGTATGCGCGTCACCGCGCCGGCCACTGGTACGACCGTCATCAAGACGTGTGGTGTAAGTAATGGCTCTCCGATCCTGGCTACGCCCAACAGTGACGGGCTGATTCCTGGTATGCTGCTTTCCGGTACGGGCATCCCGGCTACGACGTTCATCAATTCCATCGGCGTCGACGGCAAGTCTCTCGTCATGAGCAATAACGCTACCGCGAGCAACTTCACGGCCATCACCGCGGCTTACGCCACGGCGACGGACTTCTTCAACCTGTGTGTATACAATCGGCCAGTCGCGCAAGGTCCGATTACGTAATAGCAACCCGGAATCGGTCTGCCCCGAAAGGGGCAGGCCTTTCCAAGAGGAAGAACATGTCTGAACTAGATACCACCGATTGGTCCAAGATAACTGACGGAGTTACGGAAGATCAACCCCGTTACGCCATGGACAGCAAGCTTCACGTTCAGTTCTATCTGAGACCCGTGCTAATGACTCGGGAATCGGAAGATGCCGGGCGACCCATTTTCCAGGACGTGGTACACGTCCGTATTCTGGTGCCTGGTGATAAGCTCTCGATCATCGACCGTGTCGCCTCCGACGACGACAAGGGCCGCTTCGCCGCCCATTATGATAAATTCAAGGCCGGTCGTGGTACCGAAGTGATCGGCACGCGCCTGGAAGCCGTCCCCTTCATGACCCGTTCGAAGGTGGAGGAGTACAAGTTCTTCGGTATCCACACTGTCGAGCAGTTGGCCGGGGCTAGCGACGAGGTTGGACAGAAATTCCCTGGATTCCAAGGCGACAAGCAGAAGTGTCAGAAGTTCCTGGAAGCAACTACGGGCACGGATGCCCGTGTTGCGGCCCTAGAGAAGATGGTAGCCGACCTCAAGGCTGTGGCCGAAGCCAAGGAAGAAGCGCTGTCGGTACTGACGTCCAAGCCGGGGATTCCTAAGCAGCAAGGCGTTGTTAAACAATAGGGGTACATGTTATGCCCATGACGAATTTTCCCTTCCAGACTAATGGATTTACTGGAAGTGTAGGAGTTACTAATTCAAGTCAACAGGCATCAGTCCCGCCTCCTGGGTATGCTACGTCCCCAGTAGAGGCACGTATGGTCAATATTGGCACTATTCCGTGCTTCGTCCGGTTTGACGGAGTGACAGCTACCGTTAATAATGGTATGCCCATGCTACCGGGGGTGGTGGAGATATTTGAACTATCCCCCAATGCTGTAATAAACGTCATCGCGACGACATCTGGGGCATCTACTCTATACATCACTCTGGGAACGGGGACGTAGCCATGGCTGTCAGGGGCGCGTCTCAGAGTAACGTATTCACGGTGGGTATATCACTCCCGACCACGGATGCGTCGGGTACTCCAGGTAATGCTACAATCAACACTCCGCGTGGTCGCTTCGCTTTTGCGGCCTCGTCAAGTCAAGTTACTATCACTAATAGCCTGGTTACGGCAACCTCCACGGTTCTAGCTGTATTGACTACTCACGACGCTGCTGTAAGCTCAGTAGAAGCTGTGGTAGTCGCGGCTGGCTCATTTGTAGTACACCTTAACACGGTAGCGACGGGTGTTACCAACTGCGATTTCGTAGTATTCAACTAAACCCCTTGCGCTTCCTGGCGACGCCAGTAGCGGCTGAAATGAATAGCGTGAGGACATATGGCCGCAGCTCCCGGTACTACCCTACTTGAGATAGTCAATACCGTAGCTCGTTCTGTGGGTCATCCTCAGACTACCACGGTAGCCGCTTCGTCTGACGAAGCGATCCTTCGCCTACAGTACTACGCCAATCTGTGCGGTACAGAATTGTCGTACATGTACAATTGGCAGATAATGTCCAAGACGGCCACCCTCTCAATCGAGGCTGATACCATAGGTCAGGTAGAGAAGGCATTCGATCTTCCCGCAGATTTTAAGACAATGACGGACGATACCCATTGGAATCGTTCTACGTTGTTGCCTGCAGTAGGTCCGGTTAACGCTCAAGATTGGCAATGGCTAGTCGTTCGCAACGCTCAGATCACTACGCGCTTCATGTGGCGTATCCGCGACGGTCAGTTATGGGTGAAGTCTCCCCCACCGCCGGGGTCGCCCCAGACTCTTAGTTTTGAGTATTTATCCAAATACTGGGCCAACGACGTAAATGTAAGTGGAAATCCCCTGGATCCTCCGACACCAGTGTTGGATATGCAGAGGGATAACTCCTATCACGTATATTCCGCTCAATTGATGATTCTTTATACTCGTGCTAAGTGGTTCGAGAATGAGGGATACGATTCCGGCTCGGCCATGGCAGATTTCATGAAAGCCTTTCAGTGGGAATCTGGTACAGATAAGGGAGCCACGACGTTGAGTATCGTACCGGGCAGAGGGTATCCATACATCAACGCAGCTAACAATATTCCGAGTACAGGATACGGTAGCCCATACTAATGGTATCGCCAACTAAAATTAGGTCTGAGAAAGTACGCAAGGCTGTGCAGAGGCGTGCTCGTTATCAGTCCCCATCTGGTGGATTGAATATACTGGCCTCTACTATTGATTTCCCCGTTACGGATGCGTATACGTTGGACAACGTAATTGCCAAACCTAACGGATGCGAAATTCGTAGGGGGTACCAAGAATGGATACCCCTTGCTAATAAATTCTCGGTTCCTGTTAGAACCATATTGCCGTATTTTGGGGAGAATCTAACAAATTCAGAGTTATTTGCAGCACCCGCTGAAGATCCCAGTAATCTATACAAGATTACTACCCAAGGGGCCGCTCCGACTCTGAGCCTTACCCCCTCCACTAGTTCACGCGTTCCTGGGGAGTGGTATTATACCAATTTCGTGACCATAGGCGGCAACTTCCTACTCGCCGTCAGCTTGGGGGCCGGGTATTACTCATTCGCTTCTCCTGCTGGAGTAGATACATGGACTGAACGAATCAATGGGGCCGGGGTAGGACAAATACAGTGGCCTGTGGGGGATACCCATACTACTAAGGACATCGCATTCATCTGGATATGGAAGAACCGAGTCTGGTTCTTGGTTAGGGATTCGGCTACAGCTTATTATTTACCAATAAGTCAAATATCTGGGTTACTATCGGCGTTTGACTTTGGTCAACAATTAAATGCGGGTGGCGCTCTACTTTGGGCGACTAACTGGACCTACGATTCTGGCGCAGGTATGGACGATGCCCTGGTACTAGCGTCTACGGAAGGCCAGATGTTAGTGTACGAGGGTACAGATCCAGATTCAGCAGCGGCATTTAGACTAAAAGGGAGGTGGGAGCCTGGTAGATCCCCTGACGGGCGTAGATCGTTTGCAGATCACGGGGGTGATGTTCTATTTATCAGTGAGTACGGTTTAGTTAGTGTAGCTGATTTGGTAGCAGGTAGACTACACGCTGGCGGCCTTACTGGTGGAATGGCTGCTAAGGTTAACCCCTTGCTAGCTGAACTTGTACACGTTAGTTCAGAACAATTATATTGGCATCTTACGGTATACCCGCACGAAGAGATGCTGTATTTAGGGACCCCTGTAATTACGAGTAGTGGAAATAATCTGCATTTTAGCATGAATTCGCTAATCAATACATGGAATACTTTTTCCGGTATGGATACGCTATGCTCAACTACTTTTAATAGAAAATTCATTTTTGGGTCTAGCAACGGAATGGTGTATCAGGGGTTTACTGGGTATAGGGATAATGTAAGTGCGGATGGTACAAGTCCAGGAGATCAGATTATAGGTCGTATACAAGGAGCTTTTATGGACCTTGGTGACGATAACAGTAATAAGCGCGTGTTACGCATAAAGGTGTATGGATTTTCTGATTTATCCCCGTCCTTTTTTGCTAAATTTCAGCCAGAGTATAACCTATCCTCGCCCATATCAGCCCCCATAACAACTCAAGTTATTGGTGGTAAGTGGGACGTTGCTAAGTGGGACGTTAATTCTTGGTCCCTAGGCCCCGGAGATGGATCGTTCCATCAATGGTTCGGAGTTACTGGATTCGGCAAGAAGATGTCTCTTCAATTAGCTATTAGTGGCTCAGGTAAAACGCTGTACACCGACCACGAAATTATATTTGAGACCGGGATTGGTCTATGAGTACGGATTTAGTCAAAGCCCATAGAGCCCAAGTTTTGCAGTTTCAGGAGGTCGTCGCTCAGATGCCTCAGGAAACTAATCGACCGCTAGATCACTTCTTTGCTCATCGCGTATACGTGAGGAGATTATGTACCCCAGCGGGAACGATTTCAATTGGAAAGATCCACCGCTTCTCCCAGGTCAATGCCCTTCTTGCGGGAAGAGTATCCATCAAGACCCCGCAGGGTGTGATTACGCGATGTGCCCCAGACGTGTGGGTAAGCGCAGCGGGCACGAAGAACGTGAGCTTCTTTCACGAGGACACGATCTGGATTAGCGCCCACGGTACGGACGAGACTGACATGGACAGGCTTGAAGAAGAACAGATTTGCTCTACGTTTGATGAATTTGATAAAATGGAGGTAACATGACCTGGGCAATGGTGGCGTCCGCAGGAATAGGACTCATTGGTGGATTCATTGGTAAGAAGCAGGGCGACAAGAACTCCGCTAATTCAGCCCAGATGCTGAAGGATCAGCAGAAATGGCAGGAGGAGCGGTACAGAGAATCCCTCAGGGATAACCGCCCCGATCAGATTAGCGACTTCGGCAGTCTTCAATGGACTACCGATCCTGTCACGGGTAGGATGACGCAGACGAACAAGCTCGCCGCACCTGAGGCTGCTCGTCTGGAGGATTATCGTCAGATTGCAGCGGACCGTATGGCTGCTGCAAAGGGTGGGTCTAAGATTGATTGGAACGCTCTGGGTTTTGGAAAGATGGCCAATGCGGTTCAAGGGACGCCGGGCGATACGGGTAGGGTGGACGATACAGGAGTAGGGTTGGATTTCAAACGTGGGGTGAGACCACAATCGGCCTACCCTTCAGCAGGAGGTAGCATGATGCAGACCGGTCAACCCATAGCGCCCGGATACCAGCCTGGTCAACAATTTGATCGACCACCCACACTCACACCGCCTCCACCGTCCACACCTACAACTCCGGGACAAGATCCGGCGTTGCTGGCTCAAGCTGATGCACTGCGGAGGCAGCAAGAGATTCAACAATTGAATAATGCTTCAAACGGGGGTATGTGATGCCTGGATCACTCGGCGGTTCATTGATGGCCCCTCAACAAATGACCGGGGCACCTCAGCAAGCGCCTGGACTAGGCGTAGCCCAGGGAGCGCCGGCAAATCAAGCGGGGATGTCTCCCGCTGCTACGGGTTTTCAACCCGCGAGCGGTGGTACAAGTAATGGCTTCCAGCCTCAGACGAATCAAGCTGGCGGAAACATAGGCCACGAAGGTGGAAATATGCCCCAGGGTATGATGGGCCAAGCTAACGCCCCGGCCTTTCAAGGTGGACCTGCGACTAATCCCGGTGCTCCCGGAGGTGCAGCATCTAATACACCAGGCGCTCCCGCCGCATCAGGACAACCAACCCTAAGTAATCAAATGACGGGCGGATTCAATACCAATTATGTTACCCCTGGTACGTCAGCGGTGCACAGTATTCAAGGTGGCCCCGCTTACGACCAGAACGTAACTGACGATTACTATCATCAACAGACTCGTAATCTTGACCCGCAGTGGCAGCAGCGGCAGTCAAATCAAGAGGCTCAATTGGCCAATATGGGGCTGAGCCGAGGGTCTGCGGCATGGCAACGTGAGTCTGATAATCTCAATCGTAATCGCACTGACGCATATCAAACAGCGCAGAGCGATGCTATCCAGCGTGGTGGGGCGGAGTCAACTCGGCTCCAGAATGCTGCAATTGCCCGAGGTAATTTTGCTAACCAAGCAGGGCAGCAAGATTATCAGAATCAGATTACTTCGCAAGCTGCTCAGAATGCGGGCAATACAGCTCAACAAAATGCGGCTCAGGGCTGGGAAGGTTTCAATACTGCGCGTTACGGGGCGGATCAAGGATTACGGGGCGCTCAAGCCAACGCTTCGGCATCTAGGGCTAATGCGGCAGCTTCGGCGGCGGCTAGTCGCTACGCTACAGAATCTAATAGCCAGATTCAGAATCGGCAGCTATCTGGTACTGAGCGGGGGCAGGACTTTTCGCAGGCTTTACAAATGCAGCAAGCGCCCTATAATTTACAGAATCTGCAAATGGGTGGAATGTATACGCAGGGGTCGCCTACCTATAGCAACTTCCAGGGCGGTCAGATGCCTGGCGCTGATAACTCAAACTACGCCGGTCAGATTAATCAGGCGGGCAATCAGGGCACCAATAACCTTGTAACTGGAATTAGCAATGCAGCGGGTAGGATACCCTGGGGTAGCCTCGGGGGTAATTACGTGGGCGGTCCGCAGCAACTAGGTGGGAATAACTACTAATGGCCTCCCTTGATGACTATAGCCTTGACCCTCTTCAAATTGAAGAGGACGACCTCAATCGGCGTTACGCTGCGGCGGTAGCTACGCGGTTGCGCGCGAGTCAACCCAGAGAGGCCTGGGACATAGCCGGGGCAGGCATTGCCGGCTTTGAGGGAGGTAGGGCTGCTCTTACAATGGATCAGGATGCCCCCGCTCGTCGCGCCTTGGGCGAGAAGTTTCAGTCATCGTTAGCAGACGCTTTGCGCGGGGCGCCACCAGAAATTGCGGCCTTGGTATCGAACCCCGGTACGCGCAAGGAGGGGCTGGCGCTACTTCAAAAGCACCACGAAATGAGGCAGTCCGACGAGGAATTGACCAAGTTTATGCCGGGCCAGAAATTTGGCGGAGCATTACCCACTACTGTCTCAGCCCTCGGCGGTGGAGATACACCTAGTCCCAGCCCCAGCGTTGGAGGTATCAATAGGGAAACAGCCACTCGTATGCTTGGCAGTTCAGACAAGAGTATACGCGAACGGGCCAAGGATATTCTCGGTCAACTGAACGAATATGAAAAGCCGCGAGACCCAACGCATACAACTCGTATTGGCCCTAGTGGTCAATCTGAAACAATACCTGGATCCATCAACAATCTGAGGGCTTCCATCGAAGCTGGTGCGCATGGTCGCGATAAGATGATTGAAGTGATGGACCCTAATAATCCAGGATATAGGATACAGGTTCCTGAACAAGAATGGTTGCGGAATAACCGTAAAGACAGCGTAACCCCGCTTGTTAATGGACCGCCCCCTCCCCCCGTAGCGGCCCCGTCGCCTATGCCTGCTAGCGGCCCGATTTCGCCTGCTAGCGGTCAAAATTCGCCGCCTAGCGGGGCGTTACCCCTATCGACGGGCCGTGCCCAATTCAACGCCCAAGCCGCAGCCGGGGGCTATCCTGAAGGAAAGGTTCCCCCACCGGTACAGGGTCAACGTAATGCTCTGGCGTTAGCCGTCTGGACCAAGGAACTCCAAGATGAAATGCCGAAGGCCCAGGCGGGTGACCCCATTGCTCAGCGCAACGTAGCAGCGCTTCAGCAGCAAATCGCTCAGGCTACAGGTCAGCGCGTCGCTCCTCAGGCTGGTCCCGCTCCTCAGGCTGGTACCGCTCCAGCTCCTCAGGCTGGTCCTGCTCCGGTCCCTGCTGGTAAACCTCAGGGTCCGCAGGATTTCTTGGATCCGCAGCAACGGATCGTCCCCGCTGGTAATAACCCGCAGCTTCAAGACCAGTACAAGACGCAGGTCACTAACCAGCAAATGCAGATGACGAAGCTCGCGGAGTCGAATCAAACAGCTCCGGAAGTGATGTTTAAACTTGATCAACTAGACAAGTTGATTGAAGCCCCTACGTCTCATGGGGTAGTTAAGCGGGGCATTAATTGGCTTGGTCAGAACGTAGGGAGCGCCCTTCCTGGTGCAAGTCAAGTAGCTAATCCTGAGTATGTGAATACGAGAGATTTGCAGGGTAAGTTGTCTGGTTTAGCTATCCCTCTGGCAAAGCTTCTCGGAGTCAACCCTACCGAAGCAGATTTCCAACATACTTTGGAGCAATTTCCAGGAGTAGACGAGGACGCAGCTACTCGTAGGCAGAAATTTGAAGGTATCAAGGAGATTGCTCGAAACCGTTTGGAGTATATTACCTTTGCTCAGCAAGCGGTTAATCAAGGTTATCCGGTCACTAATACGCAGGACGCCTTTCTTAAATGGAAGGCGTACCAGAAGTCTCAGCAGGCACCTGGAAACCCTACCCAGGCCGGAGGTAGCCAGTCGGCTGCTCCGGCTAGTGCTTTGCCGTCGGCGGTCAGCGCTGCTCAAGCCAACCCCGCTGCTTATCCGCAGGGTCAAGATATGCCTGGTCGGGGCGGTAACGGCCCAGTTATGGGCTTCCTCAGCGATCCGCAGTCTTGGCAGGGTATGAATCAGAATGCGGGAAATATTGCTCGTCAATTTACCGAACCAGGACAATCGGCTATTGGCCCCGCCGCCGTGGATAGCGCAGTTAATTTTGCTCGTGGAGCAGGCGGACTTCTGAACATTGGAGGTCAAGGAAACCGGGATCGCGGGGCGGCTGCGGAAGCTCAGCAACAAGAGCGGATGAAAACAGATGAGAACTACCGCATAGCTCGACCTTTTACAGACATAACGGCAGTTCCGACTTCGTATGTAGCGGGAGCCACTATTCCCAAGATTATGGCAGCGGCGACTCTTCAGGGGGCTACTCAGCTTAAGCCTACTCAGCAGGAGCAATTTTCGGCTGCTGGTCAGAGCGCCTTGCTAGGATTTGGCTTAGGTCTGGTTTCTAAGCTCATACCAAGCGGGGAAATTAGCAAGGTTCTTGAGCGCGATTTGAAGAGGTTCCCAGAACTGAATCCTGGCGGTGCTCAAATTAATCCCGATACATTGGAATCTAGGTTTGCCGCAGCCTTCGGGGTCAATAGAGCGGGCGACTCGGCTGCTCAGAAAGCCCTAAGTAATGAGCTTCGGGATGCTACGGGTATACCCCGAGACTCAGCTATCGACTATGTGTCGTTGGCCAAGGCTAGGCAGGACGCCGTAGATGCTCTGGACATTGTATTCAGCCCGAAGTTTAACGGCATGCCCATTAGAGCCGTTCGGGTAGGTACTAATGAGCAGGCCGCTCTGAAACAAGCGTGGGACAAAGCGGTAGGGGTGGGTAGAGACTCTACCATGGCTACGCAAGATGTAAACCAGATGCTTGGTAAGTCGCCGGCAATGGAGCGTATTATTAACGCTATTGGCGATAACACGAAACCTTTGATGATTAACCCCCGCGATCTAGCAGAGGCTTGGCAAGAGATAGGGAAAAACTCCACTCACGGATACGCTGCTATCCAAGTACGAGAGATCATTCAACAGGCTGCCGAGAAGGCTCTGGGACCAGGGTCGGTTCAGAAATGGGCCGAAATCAGGAAACAACTGGGGGCTATCGAGGATCTCAAGCGTATCTACTCGCAAGCAGGTGGGGCTAAGGGGGAGAACGCAGGAGACGTGGCCATAGCTAAGATTCAAGCTCAGTCGGGCAAGGGACCGGAATCTTCAGTTGGGGGAATAACCGACAACGCTTCCGAAGCCATTGATACTCTCGACCTCAAGAATCCCCGTAATCAGTTTAGAGGTGAGTCTGTTACAGCCTGGGGAGCGGCGAGGGATGCGGCTAGAGCTGTGGGAGGCCCAATACTACGCGGTCTTGATACCCCACAACGCATATTTAATAAATGGAATCCCGGCACTGGGCCTAGGAAGGTAGTTGAGGCTCTGCGTCGCCCGCAATCGTACACCAGTCCTTTGGAACGGCAGGAGAATAACAATGCCCCGTAACGGATCAGGAGTATACACCCTACCGGCCCTCAATCCGGTAGTTACCAATACAATTATCACTTCGACGTGGGGTAACAACACCCTAACCGACATTGCCGCGGCCCTTACGAAGTCAGTCGCCACCGATGGGGTAAGTGCGATCAGCGCTAACCTCCCCATGACTGGGTTTAGGCACACGTCCGTAGGTGCAGCGGCATCGTTTGATAACTACGCCCGAGCCGATCAGGTACAAGAATCTACATTTCAGATACTAACTGGAGTAGCCAGTTCGGGCGCCGTCAATACAGCGTATACGGCTAACTTGCTTCTGGGTCAACCTGCGTCGAGAGCATTCGCGCTCAATCAGTTCATTATATTGGTGCCCAATACTGACGCCATAGGTTCCCCCACTCTAAATGTTAATGGGTCCGGTCCCGTAACCATTGCGGCTCTAGGTGGTGGATCTGTAGCTGGATTTTTCCGGCTTAATTCTCCTGTAACTCTAACATGGAACGGGGTTACTTGGGTAGTAGTCGGATCGGGCGCTGCAGTAATACCCTATAACTACATAATCAACGGTGGGTGTGCGGCAAGGCAACGGCCACAAGCAACGCTATCTACATCCCTTCAGTACGGTATTGTGGATAGGTTTAAAGTAGGTGTTCTTTTAGGTACAGTTTCTGCGGGGACTATAATTGTTTCCGCATCGGCTCCCATTGGGCGTACAGGTTTCGCGGTATTTCTTTCAGGAGTAACTATGGCCGGTACTCCATCTATTATGATGGATACCTACATTGAAAGATTAGATGCCGTAAACTTGAAGAATGCCGTAGCTTCATTTAGCGGGTTAGTGTACCAAACTGCAGTAGCCTCAGCAACGTATACGATTTCAATAGATAAGGCTAATACTGTAGATAATTTTGCTGCTGTAACTAACATAGCTACTTCTGCTGGATTACCCGTACTTCAAAATACATCTACGCAGATCAGGTTGGAAAACGTAGCAATGGGGGATTGCTCGAACGGTGTGAGGATTCGTCTCACTATCTCGGGCCTTGGAGTTACTGTAACAACCAAAGACTTCTACTATACTGAGCTACAGCTCACTGAGGGTCCGTCGTCTACGCCATTCACTCGTACCCCTCTTTCTGCGGAATACCCCAAATGCTTGAGGTATTTTCAAAAGAGCTTTCAGTACGAAGTACAACCTGTGCAAAATGCAGGACTTAGCGGCTCCCTTATTTACAGTGTGACTAGGGCTGGAGCTAACGCTTTTGAGTTGGCCACTAGTCAGAACGTCACTATGAGGACGCAGCCTGTGATTACTTTCTACAATCCAGCAGCCGCCAATTCTAATTGGCGTAATATTACTGGGGGTGCGGACTCAGGGGCTTCTTCACAAATAACCCCAGGCGGATGCGGTCCTGTAGCATTTGTAAATGCTCAGGTAGCGGGCGATGCTCTGGGTAACCGTATTGCTGTACACTATACTCTTGACGCGGACTTCTGATGGCTCTTGCCCGCAAGATTCTCGCCCAGGTTGCGCTAGGTAACGCCCTGGCGGACGTTTACGTGCCCCCCATCGGGGCGGGTAATGTAGTCGCGGGTACTACTGCCCTCTGGATTTGTAACACGGACGTAGTTAGTCACCTATTCACCCTTCGAGTGGGGGTAGGTACGCTTACTGCGGCTAATTCCCTGTTTGAATCTTGCCTAATACAGGCAAATACCACGTACATACTTAACGACGCTCAGTGGGGGCTGACTCTAAAGAGTGGCCAGAAGCTCCAAGGTCTTGCCGACGTGGCGGCTAAGGTGACGGTCACTCTGTTTGGCGAGGAAGCTATTTGATGTACATATTTCCCCCATCCGCAGAGAATCCAAGTATCAGCTCCTACGGGATTATCAATAAACCTAGGAATCTGATTCTAGATGGAGGATTTCAGGTCTGGGACGAAAGTAGGTCCATGCCTATAGTTGCGTTGACCGGGTATACCGGGGCAACTATGTGGAGCTATATTACCAACGCTGCAAATCAATATACCATCTCCAGACAACCAGGTATTACTACGAATGCCCGCTATTCCATGCGATTACAACGTGACGCGGGCAGTACGAATGTAAACGGGGTATATCTGTTGTTCGATATGGAGACTGAGAATTCGATTCCGCTGGCTGGAAAGGAATTGACGTTATCTTGTACCGTTAGGGCTGGGGCAAATATGTCCAACCCTATTGTATTACTTCGTCTGTTGTCAGGTACGGGTACCGACCAGTCTATACGTACTGGATACACTGGCCAAACTAATTTTGGTCAGGTAGTACCTTCAGTCTCTACAACTCCCGCTCGCATAATGGTAAGGGGACTCGTACCAGCGAATGCCACTCAGGTGGGGGTACAACTAGTTGGGGGAGTCTTAGGTACTGCGGGAGCGGCGGATTATTGGGAAATAGAGAATATTCAATTGGAACTCGGACCAGCTCCGTCGAATTTTCAAGTAGCCAATTTTGGAGACTTGCGTAACAAAATAAACCGATACTATTACAAGACGTTCCCCTACGATACAGCCCCCGCTCAGGGTGCGGCTGTTGCAGGATCGCTTAGAATTGTGCAGTATGTAGTCGCCGGTGCTGCTCAAAATGGTCCCTGTTTTCTTTTCCCCGGTGGTCGTATGAGAGTGGCCCCCGTAGCTACCATGTTTAACCCCAACGCTGTAAATGCTCAGGTACGTAACGCCACTATAGGTGTTGACTGCACGGCATCGTTATTTGGCTCAATCAGTGAAGTAGGTGCCAATCCCCTATTCACCACTGCGGTAGGGTCGGCTGTTAATAACATAAATACAGTTGCTTTTACGTTGGACGCAAGGTTATGAGTTTATATCAACTACTCCCCTCGTCGGGTGTTTTCCGCACGAGCGATTTCGCGTGTATACCAGATGACCCAAGGAATAGAGATTGGCAAGACTATCTTCTCTGGGTTAGTATGGGCAATGTGCCCGACCCCGTAGATCCTGTGCACGCTACTACGGAAGCTGCTGCGCTAGCAAACCGCACAGATCGGGATGCCGTTAAAGCTGTCGCACTAATCGCCCTACTCTCCAGTAAGACTCCGGCTCAGGTAGATGCCTATGTTGTCGCTAATCTGACCGATCTTGCTTCCGCAAAGATCATCATACGATCCCTAGCTCAAGTAGTTGGGGTACTGGCGAGGGACTTGTAAATGGATGATAAAGATGAGCCCAGGTCGTGGCACTCAATATCCGTGTCATGGGGGCAATTCGTTATCGCCCTGTCGTTAGCTGCGGGCGGATTTATTGCGTGGTTATTCGCAGATCGCATCTTAGTCGATCACCGCATAACCGTGCTCGAACAAGGGTACGCCTTTTTAATGAAAATTGAAGAACGGGAGGCAATGGAATACACCGCCATGCGTTCCGCGTTAGACGGTAGGCTGATGGATATTCAGCGACAACTTGTAATTCTTACGCTTGAGCTTACTAAGCATGAGGCGTCAGCGCCAGCTAAACCGGGGACCAAATGACTCCCGCCATACT